TCATCACCAGGAGAGTCTTGATATTTATCGTAGTAATCTAAACTAGGTTTAGGTTTACCTCCTTGGTCTTGCAAGAAAAAAGAAAAATCTTCTTCACTAAAAGTTGGTCCACCACTGTCGTAACCAGTTCTTCCTCTACCTGTTTTATTACCAAAAGCAGCATTAGTACCTGTAGATTTAGATCCAAAGCCTCCGCCTTTACCATCTGTAAATCCTTGTCTATCAGCACTTGCATATACACCTGAATAATTTTCTCTTGCTCTGTTTGCAACGTCTCTTTCATATTCTCTTTGAATTGCTGCTGCTTGTTCTTTTCTTTGAATTTCTCTTTGTTTTGAAAACTCAATTGCTTTTCTTGCTAAATTAAGAGGTGTAGGTAAATTTTTAAAAGCATTAAAAATTCCAACTCCAAATCTACTTAATTGTCCAAGTGGTGTTCTTCCAACGTTATAAGCATCTGCTTCATAATCCATAACCGCATCTTTGTTTACAAAGTCACCAATGGTTTCTTTTCCTAATCCAAAATTTGCAGATGAATAACCTAAACCTGCATATGGATCTGTAGGTACTGGAG